GATGTGGACCTGCTGCTTCCTAATTTTACAAGAGCCTGTCCGCCGATCATTAACTGCTTTGTTGTATTTTTTATCATGATGTAAAGATAGGCATATACTGATATATTTCCAAGTTTTTAACATTTATTTTAACATTTATTTTAAGAAATTACGTAATTTATAATCATTAAAAATAAGAGCGCTGATTATAGCTTCAAATCTTAAATCGAAACTGTTGTTGATTTGATAAGAAAGCCAAGTTTATAGGCTTCAGAAGGGTTGGCGTGAATCCATATATGACCTTTTCGTGACACGGCAAGCCAAAGAGGCTTATAATTCAACAGCTTCCCTTTCCGTCCAGCTTTATGATGTATTTCTTTTGCAAATTTTTGTTCATTGAAAATTAGACGGGCAACAGGGCAAAGCGCATTTTCTGGTTTTGCAAGAAAGGCTTTGCGCAACCTTTTATAAATGTAGGTTTCAGCCTTCCTTTTGTCTGAAACAGGCTTGATTGCTTTGCTTGATTGCTTTGGCTTTGACTTCTGGCTTTTGTAAGCGCAATTTGGGGAGCAAAATTTGTCTGTTGTTTTGTAAATCTTGAATATTTTGTCGCACCCTTCACAGGCGCAGATTTTAGTAGGATTGATTTTCATCATTTCTTTTTCTTTTTCTTTTGTTTAGAATGATTTTCAATAGTCTTGCGGACATAAAGGCGCAATTCATGACTTGGTGTAGTGAAATTATCTTTGCAGATTTTTTCAAAATCAGCCTTGACTTCATCTTCAACTTTGAAATTAATTATTTTGTCTTTTGACATTATTCTTGATTTAAAAGGTTTAATTCTTCAAGGGCTTTGATAAGCGGAACGCGTATTGAATGAACAAGTTTTTCTTTTCCAGTTCCTTCGCAATTCGGACAATCCTGAACAAAGTTCATTTTCCTGAAATTGCGGTTGGTGGTTCCTGTTCCTTTACATTTGGAACATTCAACAAGCGTGAACGTGTGCTTGATGACCATGTATTCAAAATGTTTGTCTTCCATGATTAATTTTTTTTAAGGTTTCCAGAACTAAGAATTTCACCCAAATAAATAAGAATGTCACCTTCTTCAATAGATACTTCAAGACCGTTTGAATATTTGCCCAAAGACTTCTTCTTGCAAGTATCAAAACCATTAAAGATTGAAATGAAGAACGGCGCGTTTTTTTTATAGCCGTGAGTAAACTTGACGGCGTCAAATTCTTTTCTGGTTCCGTTCTTATTAAACAGGCGGCTTGAAACGGGGCTTCTGACAATGTCAGGTGAAGTCTTGAAAAAATCATAAAATAACTAATATTTACTAACGTTAAATTAAAATTGTTAAAAAATTATATACTTTCTATTCAAAAACTCATCAAAATCAATAAAGCGTTGATAATTAATAAACTAAATAATGAAACATAAAACAAAGTATCACAAAGTAAAACAATTTTTTGATACAAAGTATAAATAAAAGTAAATAAAAGTATTTCAAAGGTTTGGAAAGTTGCCTTGAAAGACTTATTAAATTATATTTGCCTTAATGAACGCAACAATATATGTATCTGGCAAAATCGGAAAAGACACAACGCTTATAGATGTGATAAGGCAGTTCAAATCTTATGACCAACCTGACGGCGTTGAAGTCATTGTACATTCTGAAGGCGGAAGCGTCAGCGAAGGTGAAGCAATTTATAACTATTTAAAGGCCCTGTCAGCTGAAATGACAGTTGACACATACACAGACAAGGCGTATAGCATAAGCGCAAAAATCTTCTCTGTTGGTCAAAGGCGAATCGTTGAAGACATTGACAAAGCCCTTATGATTCATTTCGCATGGGCAAACGTTCAGGGCACAGCTGAAAGATTTGAAATTATAGCTGAGGCATTGCGCGAATTAGAAAATGACTTTGCGCTCTATTATTCTAAATTTCTTGGTGTTGATAATGAAACAGTCAGAAGCCTACTTGATAATGAAACTTTTGTTTCCGGTTCTGACGCCGTTGAATTGGGTTTTGCAACTGAAAAAAAAATGACGGCGAAGGCTGTCGCATTTTATACAAATGATAAATCATTAAAAATTAAAAAAATGGCAAAGAAGAAAAATGACAAAGGCTTTTTATCTAAATTAATGGCAGACATAAACGCTTATTTAAATGATTACGACAAAGGCGTTCAAATCAACGCGGAAATAAGCCTTCAAGATTCGAACGGAACAGACATTGTGTTTCCTAATCTCGAAAATGGGGACGTTCCAAAAGTTGGTGACGTGGCAACACTTGACGGCGTTGCAATAACTGACGGGTCTTATATTATGCCTTCACTTGAAGAAAAGACCCTTGTGTTTGTAGACGGGGCAATCACAGAAATAATCGAGAAAGAGGAAGTGAAAGAAGATGAAGTAGAAATAGTTGAATCAGAGGCAAGCCTTGAAAGTTTAATTGAAAAAGTGACTGAAAAAGTGACAGGGAAAATCAAGGCTGAATTCGAAAAAAAGGTTTCATTGAAAGATAATGAAATTAAAGCTTTGAAAAAGAAAATCGGAAGCAAAGAGTTTCAAGCGGAAGAAAGAGACCATGAAGAAACTAAAGAATTAGTTTCGAAAACAGGGGCTTCAATGTTGATGACACGAAAAAAGTCACAATAGATTTCAAAAAAGGTAAAAATTAAGAAGAATTAAATTAAAAATTAGAAAAAATGGCTTACGTTACAACAAATTTCACTGATTATGTGGGAAGGGAAAATGAATTCTTGACCGCAGTCTTGTTTTCAGGCGGTGACACTGGAAAGTTTGCGCGCTTCATGACCGATGTTAAGGGCAAAACTTCAATTCCAAACATCTCTGGAGACGCAACGATTCAGAAAGGGACTTGCAAAACCCCTTCTGGGACAACTAATGTCTCGGAATATTTCATTGAAACAAATCAATGGGAATATTACGAAGGGTTTTGCCAAGATGATCTTCAAAAAAAGTTTCCAAATACGGTACTTGCACCAGGTTCTTCAAACGCTGACTCCCCAACTGGGTGGGAAGAGAAAACAGTTGATATGAAGGTTGCCTCTATTCAAAAAACACTTGAATTGACCTATTGGCAAGGCGACACATCGGGAGCTTACACTTTATTCGACGGCTTCATTAAGTTGATTGACGCGTCGGGTGACGCTGTTGCAGGCAACACAAGTGCAGCGACAGCAATCACAGCGGAAAATGTCATCGGGTTAGTTGATGACATGATAGTTGCGGCTGACGTTGACGTGAAAGACGCTGATGACTTCAATGTATTGGTAGGAAATGACACTTTTGACCTTTATATTCAGGCGATAAAAGCAGCAAACAATTATCATATTTCAGCCGACAACAATGGCGAAACATACATCATTGGAGGTTCAGGCAAAATATTGCGTAAAGTTCGCGGCCTTAACGGAACCGACCGGATGTTTGCGGGGCGTGGCTCTGATTTTGTCGTAGGAATGGACGTTGATGGAGAAGAGGAAATAATTAAAATATGGTATAGCGAAGATGATGATCTTGTTTATTTTAGAACAAAGGCGAAATCTGGCGTTGCCCCTGTACACATCGAACAGATTGTTGAATTTACACTTGGGGTGTAAATTGGATTTATGTTGATTGATTTGGAAGCCTGACTTGATTTGTCAGGTTTCCTTAATTCATTAAATTACAGTTTAATAAAAAAACAATATAAAATGACTTGTACAAAAAAAATAACAACAGACCTTTTATTTGATTGCGCTGACAGGCCAAAAAAAGGGATTGACGGAGGAAAAGCCGTAATTATAAATTGGGACGACATTGATTTTGGGGCGTCAACAGTGACAGGCGCTATGATTTCAGACTTAGTGTTGAAATCAGGAACGTCAGGCTATGCACTTGAATGGTACAAAGACCTTGCAAGCGCAAATTCTTCATTTGCACCAAACACCGAAGACATTGACGGATTTCTTCATAACTTTCTTGCACGACTGGCAACGACAACAGTCGAACACGCTGAACGCGCAAACGAATTGAAGAATGGGCGATTTATAGTCGTTTATGAAAGTAGATATAAAGGTGAAGAATCCCTTGACGCTTTCAAAATCCGCGGCTGGGATTCTGGTTTGATTGTTTCCGAAATGAGTGAAAACACTCTTGAAAACTCCGGCTCAATATTGTTCACATTAGCGTCGGAAGAAGGCGCAAATGAACCGTATCCGTATAATGTTTTTTTAGAAACTGATCATCTAACTTCAAAGGGTTCTTTTGATTCATTATTTGCATCTGTATAATTTTATAAATTGAAGTTTGGCGCAACTATAAGTTGACCCGCCTTTCAAATATTAAAAAAATGGGTTTTGAATTCCAGAAAAAACAAATGACAATTCCTGAAATTCTTGACGGAACCGACAGAACGATTATCGCAAACATTGATTTGCTTGCAAAAATTTATCTTGAAAAGACAGGGCGCAAAGTTTGCCGCTCTTGCCCGTCAGACGTGCAATTCATGATTTTATCATTAAAAGATATATATAAAATGACACAATTTAGATTCAAACGTCACGCTGCGATGTACAAGGACCGAAAGGGTGACAAGGCAACTATTTCAAACGCAACAATGACGGACGAAAAAGCCGTTAAATTCCTTCAGACAAATCCTGAACGAATCAGATTGTTCGCTGAATATCCTTCAAATTGGGAAACAATGTTGTTTTCAAACGGTCACGAAGAAACTGAAGCAAACAAAGAATTGCGCCTTGCCGCTGAAGCGGAAGCGAAAGTTGTTGCTAACTCCGATTTGAAGCCTTCAAGAGATGAACTTGAAAAAATGTCATTGAAAGAATTGCGTGCGATGTTTCCGAAAGTGAAAGCAACATCGATCAAAGCCTTTCTTGACAAGGTTTTCGCATAATTAAAATAATTAAACAGGTCAAAAGAGGCTTTATTTTGCTTTTAAAGTAAAGTAAAGCCTCTTTTTAGATAAATTTGATACAATGAAATTACACTTTGATAATGTTAAAGAATCAGTCCTTGACATCAAGCAGGATAAACGAACAGAATGCTTCAACTTTGGTTCTGACAACGCTGAACCTTCATTAATCGAAGCCTTAATCCGAATGTCTGTGACTGCAAAGAATTGCGCTGACAGGGCGGCAAAAGCCATTTATGGCAAATCATTTGGAGAAGTCGGGAAAGTCATTGTTAACAGCAAAGGTCAAAGCCTGAATGAAGTCTTGCGAATTGCGGGCCGCGAATATGCACGACAAAACAATTGTTATCTTCAAATATCCTACAACGCAAATCTTGAATATAGTTCAATTGTAGTTGTTCCCGTCACAGAGGTTAGAATTGGCAAGGCTGATGACAAAGGGTATTCGGGAAAATTCATCGTCTATAATAATTGGGATAAATCCAAAGGCGGCAAAATCATGAAGTCAGACTTTATTTTGTACGACAAATATAATCCTGACAAGACCGTTGTTGAGCGTCAAATCCGAAAGTCAGCGGAAAACAAAGATAAGGACGCGAAAATCGAAGACTTAATTTCTGATTATAACGGTCAAATTCTACATATAAAAAAAGACGCGGCTTTCAAATATTCAGCGAGTGATCTCGAAAGCGCAATGTCGGAAGCTTTACTTGAAGCAAATTCACAGACTTTCAGAAGTAAAGGGGCGCAAAAAGGCTTCTTGAACACAAAACTAATGACCGTCCAGCCCTTTAATGACGATAGTCAAAGAAAGGAATTCAAAAAAGATTTAAACAGCTTACGCGGGGCGGAAAATTCGAGTGAAGTTCTGCTTCTCGAAGCCAATCAAATGACTGATGACTTGTCAAAAGCGATTCAACTTCAAGATTTGTCAGGATCTTATAATGACGAGTTGTTTGAATATTCAGACAAACAAGCTGAGCACAATATTTGCAAAGCCTTTATAGTGCCGGTAATGCTGGTATCACAATCGGACAGTTCGTTTTTTGGGAATTCGGGTGAATCTTTGAAAGAGGCAAAAATGCAACTATGGGAAAGTCGGGAAGAAGATAGAGATCAAATCGAAGAGGTCTTCCATCAGCTAATGATTAATTTTTCCACACCAATCGAAGGGGTTTTGCGAATTATCAATCCATATATCGATGAAGATGAAATCCAGGAAGCTAAAAATGTGAACAAGAAAGCGCAAGCTAATTTAAAAGGGTCTGTTGGGGGCGTTACCGCGTTAATTCAAACAATCGGTCAAGTTAATCAAGGCTTAATATCTAAGGAATCAGCTGTTGCGGTAATTCGGACAATTTATGGTTTTACAGAAGCCAAAGCAAAAATAATGATCGGAGGCTTTGACGATGAGAAAGAAGGGGAAGAAGTAAAAACAATTAAAAAATAAACTAAATGTCAAATATAATAACGACAATGGAATTCGCGAGTTACAGAAACATTTCGCAGAAACTTGATACGGGCAAAATTGAAGAATCTATAAGCCTTGCGCAACAGTCTGACCTTCTGCAGATTCTTGGCGATTTTTATTTTGACGTCTTGAAGAATCAAGATGAAACGACTTATACTGATTTAATGGAAGGGAGCGGCTTTACATATAATGGCTATGCATATGAACACGCGGGGATCAAAAGGCTACTTGCCGACTATGCATATGCACGATTTGCTTCAGCCGGAAACATAAATTTTACGCCTTTTGGCATTCACAAGAAATTGTCAAATGAATCTGAACCGATTGATAGAAACACGGTCAACGATATTGCCAAACAAGCGCAAATTGACGCGGGTCTTAAATTTCAATTCATTGAATTGTACATTTTAAGTGAACCCATCCTTTTTGAAAGGTATGGCAAAGATAAGCAGCAAGGGACAAATTTTGCATCACAAAGATTCAGCAAATTATAAACAACGAAAAAAAAATGACAAAGACAAACATTATACTTTTTT